TGAACCACCACAAACACCTCACCCGCCTATTTTAGGTGATGATATTGTAAATAAAACTTACGTAGATAGTTTAGTTCCAACACCACTTAACGCTGTCTTAATTGACGGCAACCAAACATTAGGAACAGGTATTAAAACTTTTGTCAATCTACCACAGTCGGCGACAGTTCCTGTAGATGATGATGACTTAGTAAACAAATTATATGTAGATAGTCAAGTAGGAGGGGGTATAACAATTAATGATGTGCTGACTAACACTTTGCCTTTTACAGCAACACAAACTTTTAATAATACCATTATTGCTAATTCATTAATTACTGGAAATATAACAAATGCTGATACATCAACTGTGTCATTAAATTCAAAAATCGGGGCAGGTGGGAGCGGTGTCAATTATTTAACAATGACGGCGGGTAATGTAAATAATGGCACATATCCGCTACTTGTAAATTTACCTACATATAATGCAACATCAACCGTTTTGTCAGCCCCTATAATTGATGGAACGAGTTATATCACCTCGCCTTTACTCACTACAACACCAAACGGAACGGTTAGAATAGCATCAAGCACGGGTCAATATAGTTATTTTCAACAATCAAGTTCGGGGGCGGGGTATGATTTAAATTTATTTATACCTCCTGCGGGTGGTTTATTTCACCTAAATGTCGGCGGGGTTGCAAATTTACCATTAGCAAATGCAGAGACAGGGGTCGCTTTTTCGTGGAATTCAACTAACGGTGACGGGGCGACTGATATAATTAATTACGCTCAGGGGTCACCTACGGGTGGTTTTAACTTTTATAATGTGAATGGGTCAACAAATTCAACATTAATAGCATCAATCCAAACAGCACAACCACCTTTAAACGATGTATCTGTAAATTTAGCAACTACAAAATGGGTGTCAGAATATGTCGGCTCAATTCCTTCATCGGGTCTAACATTAGCACAGGTTCACAGTTCTATTTTACCTTTTACAGCAATACAAACATTTAATTTTGATAATATAGTGTCTGGGATAACCGTAGGAACTGGCGGGGGTTCATTAAATACTAATGTGGCGGTCGGCTTAGATGCTTTATCTACAAATTCAACAGGAAATAATAATGTGGCAATTGGTAAAAATAGTTTAAAAAATGAATTAGGAACAGCGGGGCAAGTTTTAACAATTACATCAACTAGCACTGGAGTTTATACAGGGGCAACAATTTATTCTGGTGTTCCTTTTAATCTTATTATATCTGGTGGTGGTGCGTCTGTTGATGCGGTTGCAACTTGTATTTTTACATCATTTTTAGGGTTAGGTTCATACTCATCTACAATAACATTAGTAAGTGGTGGTTCTGGTTATACCAGTTCACCTACTATAACTTTTCCTATTCCTGCTGGGTTAGTTGAAACAGCCCCTGCAACTTGTTCATTTACTTTTAATACTGTTTCAGGTTCTTTTAATACTTGTATCGGGGCTAATTCTAATTTAAACCAAACAGAAGGGGATTATAATAGTTCATTTGGTTATAATGCGGGGTCTAATATTTCAACAGGTTCTTATAACACCTGTATTGGTAATAATGCAATCGTGCCGAACCCTGCTAATGATCATCAGATAGTCATCGGCACGAGTAGCGATACGACATTTATATCAGGTGGTTTAAATATTACATCATCTACATCACCGACATTATTTACTGGTTCAATTCCTCAGTGTTCAACATCTTCAGGGGTTAATTTAACGGATATTGCAAATGTACAATTAGTACAAAATTTATTATCATCTTTTAGAAATATTATTCCATTAAAAGCAACATCAAACAGTAGTCTTATAACTGGTGATAAAATATATACTTTAACAATTAATTCGTGGCAAAATTATTTAATTGACGGATTTATAACACTTAGATATAATTTAAGTAATAATTTTACGGCGGTTGCACCAACTATACCGTCATCTTATACGGCTAACTCTTGGGGATACTGCGATATATACCCGTATAGATTGGGGTTTGGGTCGGGTGCACCAGCAGGACAAAATTTTAGTGTTTTAAATAATAGTTTTAATGGTTCACCTTCTTACGATTTAACTAATGGTTCTCTGCCTCGTGGTCGTTGGTTCTGGGCGTATGACAATAATAATTTAACATCTTACGGGACTAATCCTTCTATTGGTGCAAATGGGTTTTATTTATATCTTCAGTCAATGACTACTCAACAACTAAATATAGCGTTGTATTTACCGACACCTACTTTAACGGGAGCATATTCATCCTCTTTTAATATTGAATTATTGTCATCACTAAATAGTAATAATATATCTACATCTGGTTTTAATATATCAAATTTTTAATAATTTAAATAAGTAAAAATTATTATATAATATTAATATATAATAATGTCTCAAAATACTAATACAATTTATAACAATTTACAAATTATTGACCCTTCTTTTTCAAATTTAAAAACTAATATAACTAACGAAAATGTAAAATTTGAAAATTCAAATACTAGCAACACTAACCGACCCTTAGAGAGTTTTTTTACTTGTAACGGGAGTTTAGCGGGTTATTTATCCGTATTAAGCCGAAATCTAACACCAAGCCCCGCCGACCCCTTTTCGTGGTATTTTAAAATTAGTGATGATGCTGATAAATCCTTTCTAGAATTAGGTGGGAGATATGATAACCCGCTTGACGACCCTGCAAATTTTAACAACCGTATAAAACACAATGAGATATTAATGGCATTTGACCAATTAGGAGAAGGGGGCTTATTACGACTTGTTTATAATCCGAGAAGTGGGGGGAGTGGTTTATATCACGCTGACACAGGTGGCGGGGAATTTACTATTGAAGAAGCAAATGATTTAAATATTAAATCAATTAATAACACAATTTCATTAATAACTCCGAACGGCGTATATATTAATAAAACCTCACCGAATACTGGCGACGGTGATTTAAAATGTCACACAATAGAAGCACCAAGCGGACAATTAGAAATTTATTCAACTACATCGTTCAATAGTAACAATATTAAATCAGTTAATAATATTGATTTAAACACAATAAACGGGATGGGTATTCCGACAATTGGTTTAACTTGGGCAGATTTTAATGGTGTAAATGCTTACAATAGTCTTCCTTCTAGTGTTTATAATTTAGATAATAGTGCGGGAAATTCTACAAGTCTAACAGCGAACGGGTTGCAAATGGCAAATTTAAACAGTAATTATTACGGAATTATTAATATTTTAGGTAGCAATACAGTCGCAATTGATAGCAGTAATGGTGTTGCTCTCATTGGCGACTGTAATCAAAACTCAAATAAAACTCAAATATTAGTCAACGATGCACACAGAGAAATTGATTTAAACTGTGTTGATATTTTAACTTCTGCTGTCGGGAGTCAGTTTTCTGTTTTATCTCCAAATTATACAGCAATACGACAACACTCTATAAATTATAGCGGTGGTAATACTTGGCAAATTGTAGATAATTACAATTTTAATATACCTGATTATACATTTAGTCAAAGTAATTTGCAACAATGGAAATATGAATTTTTTATAAATTGTTATAATATGGATAATCACAATGATAAACAAAGAGCAATATATATAGAAATTTTAGATAGCAATGGTCATTCTTTTCAATCTTATTGTTTTAATAATAGTACACCATTTACAAAATACATTAATGACAGTGCATATCCGAACCAAAGTGAAAATTACGGTTTTACTGATTTTATTGATTTAAATGGTATTTCTGGCAGTCCTTTAACAATAAATTTGTGGTGGTATGGTGACAATCAGTTAAATTGTGATTTTTTGTATAATTTTAATGCCTGTAAAACCAATATTTATTAATATTACATTATCTTTTATTTTTACTTTTATTTTTAATATACATTATTATATATATACAATAATGTCTGGAATGTCTGAAATTTTTTGGTCTTTTTTAATCACATCACTCATCGCTTTTTTTACTGTTATTGTGAGAATGTGTTATAAATCAAAATGTGAAAATATTCAATGTGGTTTAACTGGTATTACTATAAAACGAAATGTTGTTTTAGAAGAAAAAACTGATGAAATTGAACTGCAACAAAAAAATATTATTAAAACTGAAAGCAAAGATAATATATAATTTAAGAATACTTATATAAATACGGGCGACTGTGATGTATACAATCTTTACTTATATAAATACGGGCGACTGTGATGTATACAATCTTTACTTATATAAATAATCTGTGTTTGGTGACTGTGATGTTTACTAAAAAGTAATGATGCAGGACATTTTATACAAAATATTTTGTATAAAATGTGTGGTTTTACTTATATAAAAAGAGCGACTGTGATGTTGCACAATAAAGATATAAAAAAGAGTAAACATCACAGTCGCCCTTATATAGATAAGTATAACTAATAAAGGAATTTAAAAAACTAACTCTTACAACAATATTCTATTTTGTGTCCTCCGCCTTAATTTCCCAAATAACCAAATCTTTATAAACTGTTGTCGTCGGTGCAGTTCTTATTTTGTTGGTATCATTCAATATAAAACCTTTTCTAATTTTATATTGTAAAATTTCATTAATATTATCTTTTTGAATAATTATATAACTTGTTGCTCTATTCTGTGATTTTGGTAATTGGTGGTATTTTATATTTATACAGTAATCATCTAAAATTGTATTTATAAAACCTAAAAATCCTTTTTGAGTTAAATCTCTTTTGTTTTTGTTAACATTAAATAAAGTTTTTGTATTGCTGAAATTTGTGAAAAATTCATTATTAGCCATTAGTGTCTCTGAGTTTTTTATAAAATCTTCTTTAAGAATTGGTGTTGTATCAAATATATTTTTAAATCCTAAATCTTTAATAATACTGTTTAAAATTTTAATTTTTAATTTCTTCTCTTTGGTTTGATTGTCTAAATGTAGTGGTATATTTTTATCATCAATCAAATAAACAAAATTGTCAACTCGTGATTTTTCACGAAACGCTGATAAAATTTCATCATTTAATTTGTCAACACCAAGTTTCATTTTATAACTGTGTTTTGCGATTTTGAATTTATCTTCTTCGGTTGCTTCACTCTTTTTTTGTTTGGTTGTTAGTGTGGTGTATTCTGTATCATCAATATCTTCAATTTTTAATATTTTGTCTGCAAATGTTTCTTTTTCAACCTTTTTTGGTTTTTTATCCTGTGTTTTTATAACAACTGTTGACCCCTTATTGATCATTAGCATTTTTAAAGTTGCTAAAAAATAATATTTACCTGAATTTAACACCTCTAACCTATTATAAATATAGTTCACATCATACGCCTTTAATTTACTAATTTTACACATTTTACCATCAATTTTTTTTATTTCACTTGATACTTGTATATCTTCTAAATTTAAGACAAAGTTTTTTACTTCATTAAAAGTATAAAATTGATTCATTGCTAAATTATTATATTTAAAGTGTTCATTTAAAATTAATATATCTGTGCTTTTTACTTTTCTTATTCTTGCTAACATCTGTAAAAAAGCCCTTGGAGTGGTAGATTTACTACAAATTAAACCGTATATCTTATCAAAGTGTTCTAAATCAAAATTAACACCAGCCTCTATTGTTGGAGAATATAATAATACATCTGCTTCAGCCCACTTCTTTTTAACATCTTTTAATTCTGACTTTTTTTTATCATCTGATTGACCAGTATATAATAAAATATTTGGTTTGTCTTCTGGTTTTTCTTTTTCGGTGAATTTTTCTATTAAATCTTTAAAATATTCACATTCACTCGCTGACATTGAAACTATCACAATTTTCTTTTTATCCTTAATATCTTTTAATATTTGTTGACTATATTCATTTCTATCATCAGTAATAATATAATTTTTCGGGTTAAATTTAATGGTGTTTTCAATTCTCACTGATGCTCCAAAAGCATTAATAAACTGATAAGTTTTTTGTCCTAAATCACCATCTAAAGTAATAATTTTCTTTGAATTTTCAAGTATACCTTCAATATATTCAAAACAAGTTTTAGAATTACCCTTAAATGTTGGTGAATTGAACTGAGATAAAATACTTTCAACTTCATCAATAATAACTAAGTCGTAAGAAGGTAACTCACAGCCACCGAATATTTCTTTACCTTCTACTTTTAAAATACTTTCAAGTTGTATAATTAATCTGTCTGCTTTATAATTTCCTGTTTGATAATCAACAAAATTATATTGATTACCAAATGAACCTAAAATATCACTCGTCAATGTCTTTCTATAACTCAACCACAGTATTTTTTTATATTGACTAAATCGTTTAATAATTTTTGATAATAACTGTGTTTTTCCCGTATCGTAAGGACTTTTTAAATTAAAAGACTTGACAAAATCATCTTTAAAAAAATCGTATATACTGTCAGTAAAAACATCATCTTTGTAATTAAATACACATCCTTCTTTTAATAAATATCTACATTCCATTTTTGTAGTTTCAAATATTTCATCTTCTTGATTAATATATTGTAAATTCATTTCAAAATATTTGTCAGGGTTTTCAGTTTTAACAATAGAATGTAATAAACCTATATTTATATTTGCTGTGTTTCTGCAACATTGCCACCAATTAAAACAATCTTTTGAACCTTGGAATTTTGGACTACTCGCACTTAAACGAACAAATTCTTCAAATGGTAAACCAACATTTTTAAAAATCCAAATCATTTTTCGCCATTTTTTAAGGTCATTAAAATGTTCTAATGGAATAATATTTATTAATTTTAAATCATCTTCTGTAATTGGTAATTTTGGATAATCAAATTTAATATCAATTTTTTCACCCCTTTCTGCTTTTTTAATATCTTTAATATCTGCATCTTTGTTGTAATGTTTTATAAATAATTCTTCAAGCCAATCGGGTAAATCTGCTATTTTGTCAACTGTTGTTGGTCTAATAGTCCAAATGTATTTTTTAGTATTACCCTTAATATCTTTATAGGTTGTTGGTTCAACAATAAAACAACTTTTATTACATTTTGTATCAATGGTGTATTCTACATCATCAATTTTTAAATCTGTAATACTTGTTTTTACTCTTTCAAATTGTTCTTTAGATAATTTAAATAAATAATGTAATCCACCATTGCCCGTGGTTGCCGTTGGTGTGTCGGGGTGAAAGTTTTTCTCTTTTACTATTTCTTTCCATTTTGCTGATCCGTTTTGTCTCTTATCTTCATTTTTATCATCCACGTCAAAACCAAATAAATATTTACCATCAGTTAACTGTTTGCCCAATCCAAGAAAAAAACAATTATAGTTTTCATTAATATTATCTACATTGTAGTTCTCTTCGTTTTGCCATCCTTTAAAAAATGGTCTAAACTCTTTTTTGAGTTTTTTGTTTTCAGTTACAATTTCTTTTAAAGATGCCGAAATAATCGGAAAGTTTAAATTTTGGTAGATTTGTAAAATGTTTTTATTTTCCATACTTATATAATATAGTAAAGAAATTAATTTTTAGATTAATTTAATTATTTAAATAAATAATCAAAAAAATAATTGTTCTATATATTTTTTATTTTTTTATATTTTTTAAACTGTGAAATATTATCATTATTATTCTTTAAAACTCAACTTCACAGTCCACTTTCTTTTTTTTGTTTTCCATTTTTGGTTTTACAACATTTTGATAATATTCTTTTTTCTTTTGTAAATAACTACTATATTTTTCAGGTTCATTTTCTTTTAAGTTTTGAAAATACTTCTTGTTTTTTTCTTTGCATTTTTCAGGATATTTTTTTTGATATTTTGACACATTATTCTTTAATCTTAAATACGCTTTTTCTGCTGGTGTTAAAATTTGTTCTTCATTAATTTTATCCATTATATATATATACTTAGATAATTTTTATATTCTTTTTATATTTATATCTTTTTTTATTTCTTTTTCCTCCTCCCCATCCACTTCTAACAGAAAAACGAAAAAGCCCGACTGTTAACCCTAAATCTACGGGCTTCCCTTTTCGTAAAGTTCTAAAACCTGTTATATCGTGTAAATATTCACATTGACCATTAAATTCATTATCCATTGTCCATTTTATATTTAAAAATTTATTAATATCTTTTTCAGTTTTTTTTGGTATTACGCCAGTTACATCAATAACATCTCCGTTTTTCATCCATTTATTTTTAGATTGAAAATGTGTTTTTGGACAAATAAAATAAATGTGTGTTTCTGTGTTTTGCACCATTGCAATATCTAAAATCTTTTTCAAAAAATATAAATATAATAATTTGGTTCTGTCTCCTCCTGCTGTTCCTGCAAACGGCGGATTTGATAATATAATATCTATTCCTTTTTTATTAAATGTTTCTGTTGGTATATCAAAAAAATCATTATTAATAATATTTATATTTTTGCTTTGTAGTGGTTTTATAATATTGTAAAAATCATCATTCATTTCAATTAAATCAATTTTTGTTGTCTCTACAGCATTTTGTATAAATGGTAATGACAAACTTAATAAACCACAGCCAACATCTAAAATGTGAGAATTATTTAAACCGTAATGTTCAGTTTCTAATTTATAAATTTCTTCTGAATATTTTTCTGGTGTTGGATAAAAATCGTAAGCCATTATAGCATTAGTTAAAGTGTGAAATAATTGCTGATTTTTTTCAATATAAAAATTCATTCTGCCTGTTTTTAAAAATTTTAATAATTCATCAATACCTTTAATGACTTCTTCTTGTTTATTATTTAATTTTAATTTATCATCTTCTTCATCGCTTTCACTATCACTTTCACTATCTTCAACTGGTTTTACTAATTTACCATTTCGCGTGTCCTTTCAATTTCACCATCACTATCACTCTCACTATCTGAATTTTCTAATTCAATCCATTTATTTTTTTCAAATGTTTTTTTTACTTCTGGTATTACAACTGGTTTATTTTTTTCATTATCTTTTAAATCTTTTGTATATATTCCCTTTTTAATAAACTTTTCTTCTTCTTTGTCTGTTCGGGGTTCTGATTGCTTTTTTTCAAAATGAATTTCGTTATCTTTAGATGGTTTTAATATAATGCTTTTTTGTTTATTTCTGGTGGTCAAATTTCCCGTTTTTGTTATAGGGCTAACTTCAACAACTTTGTTATTTTTAGTGACATTTGCCATTTTTGGTATTTGTAAATAAATACTATTAAACTCCTTTAAAGTTTTAGAATTTTTACCATTATTTTTAATGTGTAATTCGTCATCTGGTGAAACTTCAATAACGACAGATTTCTTTTTATTTCTTGTTGTCAAATTTCCCGTTTTTGTAATCGGGTTAACTTCAACTAAACGCCCTTTGTTAGTTTTATTTATCATTGGTGTTGGCACTTCCACAATATAATTATTGAATAGCGGTTTCATTCCTTGACCGATTAAAGTCTCACTTGGTAATCTATTTAAAATATCACTGGTGTGTTCTGTTAAAGGATTTAAAGTTTTGTTTTCAATTGTAATATTTTGATTTGATACATCCTTATCAATTTTTAGTTTTTTGCTTTTTGGTAAAAATACATTTGCCACAGATTTAACGGCATTTGTCGCCGTGGTTTTAACCTTATTATATACATCTGCTACTGGTTTAACTGCACTGACTATATCACCACTTGACCTAACATTAAATTCATTTTCTTTTTGTTTTTCAAATAAATGTGCTGGATTTACATTTATTATTTCTTTTGCGTTTTCTCCAATTTTACGGGTTATAACTGCTGATTGAGAATGACCAACCAAACTAATATTTTTTTCACCGTATTTTTTAACAATTTTATTATACATCTCCTTTGCTCTTTTAAATCTGTCAGTGTTTTCGTATTGTCCTGCAATATACGCAATATTATTGCTCCAATCAGTTAATGTCTTTTCTGTTCCTCTAAACACTGCTATCACATTATTGGACGGGTTATAAAATGTGCTAATTTCAGCGTTTGACAATTCTTTGTCTTTTTTGTATCCGTCAATATCGTCATCGGTGGATTTATAAGATGCTTTTATAAATTTTTCAAGATTTTCAGAACTTATTGCTCCACCTTTTAAGCCGTTTTTATAAGCAATAATATATATTTTAGTTCCATTGTCAAAAACCTTATTTTTAAATAGATATCCTTCATTTTCTAATTTCTTCGGGTCTTCTTGTCTAAAATGAATATAATTTGGTTTGTCATTATCCACATCATTATATTTTAAATTTCTGGTTTTTAACCACTTGATTGCTTTTTTGACAGTAAAATTATTTTTGTCAAATAAAACACTTTGTATAATTTCATTCATTTATATATAATTAATGTATATAAAAAAAATAATCAAATAAAATAAAATCTGACTGTGAACTTTAATCATTATTATATCTAATAGTAAAACTTCACAGTCCCTAAAAATAAAAACAAATACTTCACAGTCAGATTTTATTTTAGTTCGTTTTTGATACTCAACATCACAGTCAACTCATCATTATTAATATTTGAATTTTCATTTATATTTAGATTATCAGAACCATATTTAATAAAATATATCTTGTCTTTTAATATTTGTATTTTATCATTTAACTCATCCTTATTATAAATTAAATTTTGCATTTTCAAACATTTTTTATTTTTCAAGTGGTGATTATACCATTGAAGATTAGTTTCAATTCCACAAATAGAACAGTTAATTTTTACATTAAAAAACTTTTCATATTTTTCTTTTGCATTATCACGATATTCTAAATCTTTTTTCATTTTAAGATATTTACTCATTAATATATATTAATTATATATTAATAATATTTTAATAATATATTGTATTAAATATATTTTACCATTTTTACGCCTTTTTCCCACATTATAACTGGTGGTGATTGGTGATAAAAGGCTATCCATCGGCTATCTATCTCGTTAACTTTTCGTATTTGGTCTCTGGTTAAGCCGACGTAGTTCTCTAATAGATTATTTACAATTCGGGGCGGTGTGCCATCTGGAAAATATACAATTAGATGACTTTCATTTAAAATTGTTTTTGTCTCATTTCCTTTACACGCTAAATGTGAGGTGTAACAGCAACTGACATTTTCGTGTCTACCTGTTTCTAAAATTTTATTTAAAATACCATTAATTTTTAGTTTTAAGCGTTTGTCGGTGATACAGTCTGTATCATCAAAAATAACCATTGTATTTTTATAAATTTCAATATTATTTAACTCTGCATCGTTTAAAAATTCTTCATTTAGTTTCATTTTTTTAAGCCCTTTTATTTTATCTAATGAACCAGCATCAGTCGTAATACTACTAAATAATATAACATCATTTTTCGGGTGTTGTTTTTGGTATTCTTTAACGTAATGCATTACAAAATAACTTTTACCACTTCCCGATTTTCCCGAACAGTAAATTATTGACCGTTCTTTTGTTTTATCTGGTATCGGCTGTATATAGTCTTTATCTTTACATTCAATACTTTTTAAACCGTTTTTATTTGCATTAACTTTAACAATTAACTCATCATTTTTATCATCATCTTTTATTTTACATATCAAACTCCCGTTTTCAAAATTCAATGACATCTTAAACTATTATATATTTATATTATATTTTTAATATAATATTTTTAATATATAAATATATTATATAATGAACCAAAATTTAGTAGATAAATTATATTACGATATTACATTTACAAATTTAGCAGGTGACCAGACAATATCGCCAGTTGTTAATTTTACCGAAACCCGTAGTTTGCCATTTATTAATGACCCCGAACAATATTATTTAAGTATTATAAGGTTTTCGTTAGACACAGACAGTTTACCCCTTTTTATTCCTACAATTCAAATAAATCAACCAGATATTAATTTAACAATATACTCTGTTTCAATGTCTTATCGTGTTGGTGCTGTTGATATTATAAATAGAACATTTGTAAGGTTTAGTCCTCAAAATTTAATTGCAACATTGCCGACACCTCCGTCTGAATTTCCAGAAGGGGTTCAAGATAACACAACAGGCTATTATTATATATTTACATATCAATTTTGGATATATTTAATAAATGTTGCTCTTAAACAATGTTTTGATGAGTTAACAGTTAAAGTTATTTTAGCAGGTGGAACAATGCCTACAATTTATCAACCTATTTTAGAATTTAATGTGTCAGATAAAACGGGTGTATTAAATGCGGATATTTTAGCATTTGAGAGTAATTTGCCAAATCCAATATTTTTATATTTTAATAATAATTTAGGACAGTTATTTTCTTCATTTCCTTTTTATATAAATTCTGGTTCTGGTGATGTTGATGGCTTAAATTATAAAGTTGCTTTTTCGCTTTTTGGTGGTTCAACCGTTATTAATTATCCTGTTACAAATCCAACTTATAAAGCGATTCAGTGTTGGCAGGAATACTCAACGACTACTATTTGGTGTCCTGTTCAATCGGTTGTCTTCACATCAACACTTTTGCCGATTGTCAGTAATCAATTATCAAATCCTGTTTTATTAAATAACGGACAGAATATATCTTCAAATGGTAATAATGGTAATTTTGCACAAATATTGACAGATATGATAGCAGAAAATAATAATTTTAAGCCCTTTATATATTATACGCCATCAGCCGAGTATCGCCTTTTAGAATTGATTGGCAATAGTCCATTATATACAGTTGACATTCAAATATATTGGAAAGATAGACGTGGTCAGTTAATACCTTTTCGTCTTACGCCAAATGGAACAGCCACCATTAAATTATTATTTACTAAACGAAAAAATTTATTAATTGAAGATATTGGAGGAACAAAATTCACGCATTAAAAAAAAATATATAGAATTATATTTCTTTTAATTTTAAAAATATCTTAGTATATATATATATAAATGGCAGACCTAAAAACCGCTTTAATTCTTGATAGTCGTATTGAAAATTTAACTGATGTTGAAAGTTTTGGAGTTAAATCATCTGGGCAAAATATAACATTTCAACAATATCAAGCGTTAAGTGCTACAAATTCGCTTGTGACGTACCAAATACAGATTCCATCGGAGCAAATTGCGTGCGATAGAGCGATTCTTCAGTCAAGTTTGCTCACCTTTACAATCAAAATTGACAAATTAGCCGATGGGACTGACATTCCACAATACGCCAATGTTTTTAATTTTGGAAACACGGAGGCGTGGGCACCGTTCGTGCTTACTAATTGCTTTTCTACTATCCAATCCACGATTAACAATTGTTCAGTGTCTATTAATATCGGGGACATTTTACCACAACTTTTACGAATGACTTCTCAAAGAGATTTGCAAAAATATAATTCACATACGACGGCTTTAGTTGATGATCAATGGGGGATGTATAGAGACGCTTGTAGTAATTATATACAGGGTCAGAATACTGTTTTTCCACCAACAAATAATAATCCACTTGGGGCAATGGGCAATAATGGATATGATAATAATTTTTGCCCCCGAGGTGCTTTTCCGACATCTGTCAGTATTTTTCAATATGATGCGGGGAATACTTTAGTCAGTCATTCATCTATTTGTGCAACGGCGGGAAACAGATTTGAAATTGTACTCAGTGCGACTTTTATAGAACCGATTTTATTATCACCTTTCTTGAATTGTATGCCACACGGAAACCAAGCGGCGTTTTTGGGGCTTAACACGCTTACTCTCAATCTGAATGTAAATAATTTACAACGAGTTATTAGAACGGGTCAAACCGTTGACACTGTAGCGGGTATTGTTCCAAAATACCGAATGGCTATAACTGGTGGTTGTAGTGCATACGGTGCCGACGGTGGTTTTCCAGCAGTTTCGTCAGTTCCATTATTCCAAAATACAAGATTATTGTGTCAGTTTTTAACTCTTCAACCTTCTCAAGTTGCACGAATAGCCCTTCGTAATGTGTGTGAATATACTGATTTTCCACGTTTCATTACTTCATCTAACGGTCAATCAAATTTGGCTGGTGCTACATATTCTAATCTCAACGGCGTTCTTCCTACTTTTCCGAATACATTAGTTGTATCTAACAATATTCAATTAAATCAAATACCAAGTCGTTTTATTATTTGCGTCAGAGTGCCAATTGGTTCACAAACACCCGCCAATACTGACAGTTTTTTAAGTATAACAGGTATATCAATTAATTTTAATAATAAATCGGGTATTTTGGCATCATCACAAAGCGTGGATTTGTATAATTTGGCGGTAAAAGCAGGTAGCACACAATCTTTTAATGAATGGAATGGTTATCAAACTGTAAATCAAGCGACGATGGGTGTAGCCGCTAACGGTGCAACTATACCAATAACTTATTTAAATAGATATGTTCCTACAACTGGCTCATTATTTGTTTTAGATGCCGTAGACTTGGGTTTAGAAGACTACTTGAGCAGTGGTTCACTTGGTCAATTTAATTTACAGATGAATGTGCAAGTTAGAAATCAATTTCCATATGCAATAGTAAACCCCGAACTTTGTATAATTTGCTGTAATGAAGGTATATTCAGCACGATAGCAGGTAGTAGTAGCGTAATGACTGGTCTATTAACCCGTGAAAAAGTGTTGATGACAAAAGAACAAGAACCTGCAACTGATACTGAAAGTTTTAGACGATTTGTAGGTGGCGTGATGTCAAATAGTTCAATGGCGAACGCTGTAAATTTAATCGGAAAACATTATAAAAAATTACCACTACCACTTGCAAATGCTATAATGGGGTCAGGTAGTTCTGGTGGTGGTTATTCTGGTGGGGGTAGTTCTGGAGGTCGCCGACATTTAAGCCGACATTTTATTTAAAAAATTAAAATAATAAAAATAAATTAAAATAATTATATAACTAATTTTATTTATTTATATATAATATATATATATATAAATGATGGAATACAATAGAATGATATCTGACAGAATACGAGAAAATCAATTAGATGCACTACGCCATTATCCTCAACCGATGATGTTCGGAGGTATTAGAATAACCGCTCACCCGTTAGCATCTGGAAACGAATACGCTAACCCCCCTACATTGGCTACTGGTGGTAATTTAACAAAATCATTCGCAAAATTAGGTAAAGATGTTAGTAAAATTGCTACAAAAAGCATTAATGCTGTAACTCGTGAAATACCAAGCATGGCATCAAAAGTTGTGAATGATAGTGTTGTTCCTGCATTAAGTAAATATGGAGAAAAAGCATTAACGAATTATTTAGCCCCCGCTGTTGAAGAAGGTGCAGAAGTAGCCGTAGGAATGGGACGCCGAAGAAAAGGAAGAGGGAGACCACGCAAAAGAAGCGGGAGCGTGAGCGATGAAGAAAGGGGAGGTTCATTTAAATCTGTAATGAAACAAGTCGGCAAAGTTGGTAAACAAGTTATAAATAAAGCGTTACCGATGGCTGAAAAATACGCCGCCAATGCCGTAATGGACTACGCTCTACCTGCCGCCGAAACTGGTGCTGAATTCGTAGCCGCCAACCCTGAAGTTTTACTTTTAGCCGCAGGACGTAAAACACGAAAAGGAAGATTTAAAAAGGGAAGCCAAGAAGCAAAAGATTACATGAAATCTTTGCGTGATAGAAAAAAATAATTAATATTTTATTTATTTAAATATAATAAAAATAATTTTATATATTATATAATTATATAATATACAATGTTGCCAAAATACGCAAATTTAGAAAATGATGCTAATAGTTTTGTTCAAGCAAGTCGTACAATTCGCAATTATAATAATCAAATAGCAAGTAACTTAAAACAAGAACAAAACCCGTCGTCATCTGGTATATCACCGAAAAATGAATACGAAGAATTTAACTCAAATTTAACTGAAATTAACACTTATATCACTCAATTAAAAACATATGTGAATGATAATAAACGAAAAGAATTTAATAATCAACTACGAGAAGCAGAACAGCAAAATAGAATAATTGATGATGCAACAGACCGAGGTGTAGTAACAGCGGAGAAAAAACTAAATATTATCGGCGACCCCGATTTTTACTACAATATAATTGATAAAGAAGCAAATCGTATTGGAACTTTACCAAAAATAAATTTAGTGAATTTACACCAAACAGGAGATTATAATAAAAATGAGGTTGGAATGTATCAACAAATGAAAAAAATGCAAGGTTCGGGCAGATATCTTGTAGGTGGTGGTGAAACAGAAAGACAGGAACTTGAGGGACAAATACAAGAAATAACGGATATAAACACCGAATTATATCGTTTAGATAAAACATTTAAAAATTTGTTTGAAGAATTAAAATTGGAAGAAGACCCTACAAGAAAACAAGATATAGAACAAGAATTAAGAGAATTAATTGATATAACAAGGGCTGATTTTGGTGATTTTCCAACGACGGGTGGCTTAAAAGAAATCAGTGAATTTTTAAAAAATCAAATTTCTCGTAATACTGAAGATATTAAACAATACAGAAAAGAGATAAGTGATGATTTTATAAGCGAAGGAAAACAAGAATCAAGTGAACAGAAAATATCACGAGAAAAATTAAAAAAAGAGATTGATAAAATTGATGAAATGACAGCATTAGAGTTACAACAATTAAAAGATGATTACAATATTACAGACAAAAGAATCGGAAAACCAGGAGTAAAAAAAATATTAGAAGCGAAACTTACAGCAATAAGAACAGAAATTGAACAGATAAGAGACCCGTTTGAAGCCAGTAGTGGAGAACAATCCGAACTTATTAAACAAATTGAAGAAGAAAAACAACAAAGACTTAAAAAATTGGATGACGAATTAAATGCAGTAATGTCAAAAATAGATGCAGAATTAGCACGACGAGCGGAAGCATTAGCACGATTTCAAGAACAAGAAAGAATTGCCAGAGACGCAGTAGCGAAAGCATTAGAAGATGCCGAAGAAGCACAGAGATTATCAGATGAAGCAGATGCAAAACGAGAGGCGGACAGATTAGCAAGAGTAGCACAGAACGCAAGACTGGAGGCGGAACTACAACAAAAAGCGGTGGAGTTGGCGAGAAAAAGAGCAGTCAGAGAACAAAATGAAATAGCAAAATTGGCATTACGGCAGGAAGAAATTGAAGAAGCCACTGCTCGAGCATTAATAGAAACAGAAGCAACTGCGGAACTGACAAGAAAAAAAGCAGTTGGAGCATTAACGTCAAGTGTACCAAATGTAAATCCAATAATCGGAACATTAACGAAATTAATCACATTGATATCTAAACAAAATATTTTATTTAACAGTAAAATTAAAAAGAATATAAATTTACTTGATAGACTTGATGTAGAAGATTTAATAAGTAAATTAAATAAAACAATTTCTAATTTAAGTAATATAAATTTTAGTTTTATAATTGTCTCAATTGAAAATGGTTACGAAATGTTAGAACAATTATTCACAGCACTCAATAAATTATCTTTTGATGTTTCAAACAGTGTTTATAATTATACATCATCTCTTAGAGGTGGAACAAGATATATAAATGATCATTTGCAACATTTTAAAACGAGAGGTATGAGTAGCAATCCACATCCATATTATTATATGATGTAATTTAATTTAATTTAATTTAATTTATTAATATATTATATATATATTAATGAAATTTGTAGAAAAAAATATAATTGATTTTAAAAATAGTATTAAAAATATATTTGATTTAATAACAATTGAAGGACATTATAAAGTTATTGGTTCTTCGGCATTAAAAAAAATATTGTATAATTCAGATTACGATTTAGCCGAAAATGATAATTTTAAAAATTTGGCAAATGGACAAGAATTTTTAAAAAAAAGATTTAAAGATATATTTAAAGAAGTATCAAAAGATAAAAATATTTTTATTACAGATTTTAAATGTGGTATAGATAGTGATGGTGAGCCGTTAAGATGGAAAAAAGAAGACATTGATAAAGGATATAAAATACTACAAAATGGAAAAGAACAAACATTTGAACGGAGTTTAATAGATAAAGATAATACAATAAAAATTGATATAATTAGTTTAATTGATGGTGTATTTGTTGATTTTAGTGAAAATTTATATTTTAAATTTGGAAAAGGTAATAATGCAATTACAAATTATAATGTTAGTGATTTAACAAAACCGAAAATATTAGCATCAATTAAATCTGATTTTTTTGATAAAATAAAAGATGGTAAATATCTTAAAGCATTAAAACGAAAATTCGCTTATTATAAATTATTAGATACAGATAAATATAAACCATTATTAGATGAACTTGTTGATTTTTTTAATTCTGAAGTTGGTATTGTTGGCAAATCATATGCAGATATAGAAACCATTGTTTTAATTTTAGAAACTAATTTTAAAAAAGTGAATATTAATGATGTTAAAAATAATTTACAAAACATTAAACAAAATTTAAGTTATTGTCCAAATTTAGAACCCGTTTCCGTTACTATTAATAATATTTGTAAATCAAATAATAAAAAAACAATTGTTAATAAATTAAATCGGCTTAATAATAAACTATTTAAATTTATAACTAAGGAAACTTTGAAACAATACAAATTAAAACATTACTCAAAAAAGAAAATTTAAGCACACAAATATAAGTCTGTTAAGTGAGTGAGTTTTTAGTTTTTTAGGGACTGTGAAGTTTACTCATTATTATACTTAGAGAACAAACATCACAGTCGCTCTTTTTAAGTAAGTATGGATACAAAACATCACAGTCTCAATTATTTATATTTTTGAAACAATACAAATTAAAACATTACTCAAAAAAGAAAATTTAAGCACACAAATATAAGTCTGTTAAGTGAGTGAGTTTTTAGTTTTTTAGGGACTGTGAAGTTTACTCATTATTATACTTAGAGAACAAACATCACAGTCGCTCTTTTTAAGTAAGTATGGATACAAAACATCACAGTCTCAATTATTTATATTTTTGGCTAAACATCACGGTCGTCAATAATATAATTTTGTAAATCAATTAAATCGGTAACTGCTAAATCAGTTTTTCTGTTATTGGTATGTGGTATATCATTAATACGATTTAACAATGGTTGATAATTATTTAAAAAATTAACAGATAATTCGCCGAAATCTTTAAAGTGGTTATTTAATTCGGCAAGTCTTATTTTATTTGCTCTAATATTAAAGCATCTCGGCGGACACTCATCAATACACCCGCCACAATTATCTAAAGTGGACGACAGCCGTATATTTTTACATTCAATACAATTAAAAAAAGTTCCAATATCTAAAAATATAATTTGACTGTGATGTCGTCTGGTGCATCGTTCAATAATTTCTGGACTGGTCGTTTCAATATTGCACAAATTACAAAAGATATTTTTAAAAGACATTTATATATACTTATATAAGATATTAAATTTTTATAAATTAAATAAATAAATTATACTTATATAAAGATTTGCTTAATCGGGCAAAATAGATTATATTTACATTATCTATAACAATAATTTTAAAATTATTGTTATCTATAATCTATTTTTAATCTAAAAAGCCCCTTTTTAGTAAATCATTATATAAGTATAAATAATTAAATGTATATTATATTTAATTATCTTTATATAAGTATAATAAATAAATGTATATTATATAAAATTTAAAATCTTATATAAGTATATAATAAAATGGAATATCACAGTTTAGAATTTCCGTGTAATACTTGTTGTATTCGTGCTAATATATCACTGTCAGATAAATATCAAAAAATAGAACGTGAACTTATTAAATATAAAGATAATATAGCGGAACACAGAGAAACAATTGCAAGATTAATAAATTTAAATGATAAATTACAATATAATATTATTGCATTAGAACAAGAAAATGAAAAATTAAAACTCCTCAATCCCCCGAAAAATGATGTGGTTGACCGATGACTTGATAGTCTATTATACCTTTTTACAAATAATTGTTAAATCTTCAATCGGTATAAAAATATGAAGTTTTTCGTCACTCTGTAATCTTGCACGACTAAACATTTGTGTTCTATAATTTCTGAAACCTTCAGGAGTATATTTTATATAAGCAATACAATCAGTATAATTAAAAATTAAAAATAGTGGTTTCAAACCGATTATTTTATCAGTCGTGATCATTGTGTCTGGATATTGATTTAAAGTATTTTTACGGCTTTTCACCTCGTAGTTATTGTCATCATCAAAATAATCGTGTCTTGCTTTTTTTGGATATTGTTCTATATTGGATTTAAAATATTCTTTTAAAGTATTTAATATTTTAAGTTCTTCGGTAACTCCAAACTTATAATCAACTGGATAATGCATCTATATATAAGTATTAGATAATAAAATTTTATATAAAATTTTAATATATAATCTAAATTAAATATATTGTTCTATATTATATAATGTCAGGTAGAATAACAGATAAAATTGAAAAATACAAAAAGTCATTAGCGTTAATGATTTCATCTGATGATTTCGCCCGTTTTTTGGACGATGTAAGTAATAATAAAATATTAAAATATTCAGAATTAAAAAATTATAATACAATGGATGAATTATTACCAGAAAAAACTGATTATAAAATTATTCTTACGGAAAGTCAAATAAATAGTGGTCATTGGTGTTGTATATTAAAATATAGTGATACGGTTGAATGGTTTGATAGTTACGGTGTTAAACCTGATAGTGAATTAAATTTTATTAGTGCTGGTATGCGGAAAATATTAGGCGAAGATAAACATCATTTAAGTCGTTTAATAAAAACAATAAAATCACCAACCAAATTTATTTATAATAAAAAGAAATTACAAGTTTTAAAAGATGGTGTTAATAGTTGCGGACGGTGGACGATACTAAGATTGGTTTTATTTAAAAGTGGTTACGATTTAAATGAATTTTTAAGATTTGTAAATGATTATTGTAAAAATAATGATATCCCCTCTGACATTGCCGTTGTAAATTTAACAGGTTTTTAATTATCAGTTTTTATATAGTTATTATCCAACATATTAACACTTGTACCCATTGCGGTCGCTGTTTCTTTTTTGGCTTTATTCTCATCGCCGAATTTATCTGTTAAATAAATATTTCTTAACATTGAACTCCCTATTTTTTTATTAAAAATACGGTTTAAAATTCTGGTGATAGCATCATTATTGTCAAATTTATCACCCGTTGAATATACTAATAAAGGTATTAAAACATTATTTTTTATTTTCTTTATTTCTTTTCTTAATGGATGATTAATTAAATATTTATTTATATTATTTATAACATCTTCATTCGCTTTTATTTCTTGGAGTTTATAAGTTTTTTGAGTTTTAAAATTAAAATAATGAAATGTGTTATCATCTAAAGAATAATAATTATATTGTTTATCAAAATCAGGCGAAAACGATTTAACAATTTGCATCACTAAATAATCTTTATTTCGTCGGGGTGCTTGACAAGTATATAAAGATAATACAAACCAATTTAAAATTATATTCCAGTCTTTATCACTTGCATCTTTTTTACGATTTGTTAATAAAAGCGGTTCTGCCTCTGTTTTTATTTTATTATAAATTTCTTTTATTTCATCTTGATTTAACCAGTTTTCCTTTTGTTTTTCTGATTTATTAGTATTATTTTTTAATTCATTATTACTATCTATTAAATAAGTATAGTATAAATCATATAATTTCTTATATTTTGGTTGTGTGTATAAATCTTTTAATAGTGATATTATTGCTATTAAATAAGTTCGTTGTGTGTTTTTACTTTTATCATTTATTTTATTTAAAATCTCTTCTGGATTTTTTAAGAAATTTAAATTTTTAATTTCATTACCATCATTTAATCTAATTAAATTTTTGATATATAAATTTAATGTGCCATCTGAAATATTTTTATTTTTTAAGCAATCAAGTATATTAATTTTAGACATTTATATAATTAGATTATATAAAAAAATAATTTAAAATAAATAATTATACATTTTTTAATATTAAAAATAATATTTATATAATATATATATATATATAAATGGCATATTCAAATTATTATTTAAATCAAAGAATAAGTAATTTACAATACGAGGTAGACCAAATTGTAAACCCTATTACAGGGTATGTACCAATTCAAGGAAACAGTAATATAGGTGGTATAAAAACATTTGTAGATGAACCACCACAAACACCTCACCCGCCTATTTTAGGTGATGATATTGTAAATAAATTATATGTAGATAGTCAAGTAGGAGGGGGTATAACAATTAATGATGTGCTGA